GATCCAAACTTTCCAGATCCAACAAAAGGTAAACCTCCAAACTGAGATAAAATCCAATTACCAGACTCAAAAACTTTACCATCTAATGTAATATCATTAGGTCCCATGTTAATTACTGATTCGATTCTGTTAGGTTGAAATCTTTTTACTTCACCTGTTTCTAATGTAAAAACAAAGGCATCTGAGTCAACATTTGAAGATGTATCTAAATGCAATGTTACTCTTGCAGAAGTTGAATCTCTTGCTGTAATTCTTTTTGCTACTATTGTATTAGCCATTTATATCTCCTAATTTGATAACGAAGCCAAACTTCTGTTACGACCTTTTATTCTTCTTTTAGTTATTTTAGCTATTCTAGCTGCCTTCTTTTTAGCAGCACTTCCCATAGCTTTTTTAGCTCTCTTTAACTTGATACCAAGTTTTTTCATAGCTGCTTTTTGAGTTCCGGTTTGAGGAAGACATCTTCTTCCAGCTAACTTCATTCCTGGTGGACATTTTTTCTTCTTAATAATCTGTCCTTTAGCTCTTCTAAAAATAACATTAGCAGCTCTTTCATTAATGTGCTCTTTACCTTCTTCATCTATAGTAATCTCTTCATGTACTTCATAGTCTTCAGCAAACAATGCATCTTTCATTGCTATATAAGTTTGAATACCATCGTGATATCCTGTTCTATCTTCAACACCATAAACTAAATCCATTTCGTCACCTTCTTCACCAGGTACAAAATCTAAATAATATTCAGGACATCTACACTCATCATCACTTTCATGAGGTTCACAACCACAATCATCATCTTCTTGATCATTTAATTCTAATTCATACTGTTCAACATCATCAATATCTTCAGTAACTATTTCGTAATATTGTTTAACATTAACTTCTTCTTTAATATCTTCTATTTCTTTTTCAGAAAAAATAGCATTAACAATATCTCTTTCATTCATTATGTCTTCTTCGACATATGATTTGTATTTTTCTACAATTCTATTCTTCAGTTTCTGCAGATCCATTATCTTCACCTTTTATAAAATCAGAAGCCATATCCTTTTTAATATTATTCAATGCATTAAAAACTGTAGCATCCATTTCATCTTTTACACTTTTAATAAAATTATCTTTATTATCAATGTTTGCTGTAAAGTCGTTATTACTCATAGTATTTATTATCCCCACATTATAGAGTCTAGCTCTAGTTGGTTATTGTTTCTTAGTTCTTCTCTAAGCGCAGTTTCTTCTTCTCTACCTTCATTATATAATGTTTGACCATCTAATTGAACACCACCAGGAAGTTCTGTATTCATATATTTTTTTAAGTTTGCACCCCATTGCATTTTAGCTAATGAAGTTGCATATGACTTAAGCCAACTATCTTGATATACTTGTCCATATATTTCAGGGTCAGTTATTACATAACATTCAACTAACAAATAATGAGTTCTTCTTCCACCATTTGCAGCTGTTCTTAATCTAGCCATATCAACATCCAAATACAATCTATTTTTATGTTTATTATATCTGATTGCAGGTGATGTATTGAGTAAAAACTCTATGTGTTCAATAAAACTTTTTTGTATATAATATGAAGTTAAACCTCCACCAGATAAACCACCATAGAAAAAATCAAAGTTGTTTAGAAAGTATTGATATTCATAATTGTACATTCCAGCTTGACTAAAAGAATCAACCTTTGCTATCTTTGTAACAGATACAATATCGTTTGGAACTTTAACACCAATCTTTCCACTGCTTGTTAATGTTATATTCTGTTGTTCTAATAATTTTTCTTCTAACTCAAACTTAGTTGTAAAAGTTGCATCTGAATCAAAAGCACCATCAGAATCTTTTTTAACATAAACTCTAGCACCAGTTACATTATCTATTTTATGCATTACTCTTGCACCTTTAGAATAAGATGTGTCACTATCAAAGTTTTCTGCAGTAAGGTTTTGATGTATTCTATCGTTTCTATCTAAAAAATTACTATCAATTTTAAGTAATCTATATGTTCTTTCAGCACCATCAAAATGATATTCTTGATATAATTGTACAGCATCATCAATGCAATCTTCCAATTGCACATCTGCAATTTCAACATTAATGACAGGAGCTCCTAATCGTCTTAAGATATAATCAGCAAGTTCCTGTTTACTGTTTGGTAATGGCATCTGAATCCTCTTCTACTATTGTAGTATTTATCTCCAAATCATTTTCATTTTCTGTAAGTGTCATTTCAGGTGACTTCTTATACTCATCATACATATTAACAAAATCATTATTAGCAACATCACTAGGTACATCAATGTCTTGTATTTGCTGTTGCTCCATTTCTTTTGTAATTTGTCTATCAATTCTTGCAATATCTTCTTCTGTTTGACCAAGTATTTCTTTTCTAATATATTCAATTGAAAAGTACTTACCTACATATTCTGATGCATCTCTCAACACATTAAGTTGATCACCTAATATTTCTATTCTTTTTAAGTTTTCAAAGTGTGTATCTGAAATGTAATCATATGTAATGTACTGTCTCATTTCTTCAAATTCACCTGTAGTACAAACACCTTTAAGTACTAATTGAACTCTTAGAACTTCATTAAACAATTCAGCAAATTGTTTTCTAATTCTATGTATGAATTTTGTAAACTTTAATTCATCTCTACTAATGTCAGATGCTCTACCTAATTGAAAATTATTATCTTGGTTTATTCTACTAATAGGAACATTTAACGCTTGATATAATTTTCCTTTAAAATATTCTACATCATCTAGATCACTTAAGTTTGTACCACCTGGTAATGTAGTTATTTCTGTTCCTTTAGATCCATCTCTTCTAGGTAACCAAAAATCTTCTAACATTGACATAAACTTTCTACTATCTCTTATTGTTCCAGTAGATGGATCATAATCAATCTTATTTCTATATCTGTTCATCATGTCTTTGATATATTGCTCTGCTTTTATTTTTGGTAACTGACCAACATCAACATAGAATATTCTTCTTTCTGGAGCTCGAGCTATTCTATAAACAATAAGAGCATCTTCCATAGATCTTAAGTTGTTGAAAGGCTTGATTGCTTTGTCTAAATAACCAACAATCATTCCTCTGTTTCTATCAACAATACCAGAAGGACAAAACACCACACTATCTTTTGATAATTTAGCAGAAGCATTTAAATTTTTGTCAGGAGAAAATTCAAACCATTCATTTATTTTTGTAAGCACAGGCACACCTGTACCTTTATCTTTTTCATATTCTGGCTTTACTATTCTTTTTATTTTGAGAGCATCAATAGGTCTTAATTCAACAATTCCATCTTTTGGATTTGCTTTATCAATTATAACTTGAAAGTATAACCTACCATCAATATACCATTGTCGAAATAAATCGTACGACTTTTTTTGGAATTTGAGATGATGAAGAACATTCTTAAACTCGTCTCTTATTATTTTTTTAATTCTATTATCAATATTTAATGTATCTAATCTTATTGATACAGGTGCTCTTTCATGCTCAACAACAAATGCTTCATTAACAATATCATCAATTGCTGCATCTGCTTCTGGATAAAAACTTATTGTTCTATATTGGGAAATGAGTTGATGTTCGTTTCTATACTTTTTATCAATCTCATAAGTATAACCTATACGACCACCAACAGGTAAATCTGTACCATCATCCATTTCAATCGGTACAGGACTTACTTGCTTTTTTTCGTTTTCTGGAGTGACTAAGTCAAATCCAAAAAGATTAATAGTTTTTTCTGCCATTCTGCTTCCTCATAATATTAAACTAGCTACTATATATGTTATAGTAAAATTATCCTACATTGTCCGTAGTGTTACTAGTCCAATATTGATATGCAATTGTACAGCTAAATTCTTCGATAGTGTCTGTTGCATCAAAAGACATATCGATAGGATCTACCTGAACAGGAAAGCAGCCTCTAAAAGTATAGGTTTTTTGTACTTCGTTATTTTTATCTAACTGTTCTACTCTCCAGTCTTGAATATAAGCCTGGATGTTTGTACCCAAAGTAGTAGTACCACCTACATGATTATTAATCTGATTCATCCAAGATTCGAAAGCATTTCTTATTGCAAAGTTATTATCGTTCATAACTGTGATAGTCCAATCTTCAAATATTCTATCACCTGCAACCTTCAGCTGTCTACCTCTGAATGGAACTGGAATTTCACCTATTGTAGATGGAGGTAATTGAGCTCCTTTTATTACAAAAGAGCCTAACTGTACCAATCCTAAACCTGTATTGTCTGTAGATGTAACACCTCCTGGAAATCCTGGTATTACTCTAAAATAATTAGGTCTAGCTCCTCCTCCTATCAGTGCTGCTTTAAAGTCATCAATTCTTAAAGTCATATTAAGCTCCTGCTACTTCTTCAAAACTTACTCCAGTTCGTACTGCTACGAAGTTTAGAGTAATAAAATTAATTGATCTGTTAGGTTTGATATAGATATCTGCTACAAATCTATTACCATCTATTACAGCTGACGTATTATTACTTGTGTCACAGACAACTTTAAAGTCTTGCATTCCTCTTCTTGCTTTGATATCTTGTAAGAAAGGTTCAACTGCTGCTACAAAATTTGCTCTTGTAAAATCATCATTGAACTCAAACAATTGAAACTTAGCTGCTGTTGATATTGCTTTTTCTAATACAATAAACAATCTTCTTACGTTTATTCTATCAAAAGATGAAGGTCTTGACAACGCTGTCTTATCTCCAAACAATAATGTTCCTTGACCTCTAACTGTAACAACAGGATTTACTCTTTCTCTGTAAAGTGCATCTCTGTCTGCTTGCTGTGGATTGAATGAAAGTTTAGTTACATTTGATACAAAACCTCTATTGAATCCAGCTGGAGACCACCACGCATCATTTGTGTATTCTGATCTAGCTGTAATACCTGCTGTATCACCTGCCATTGGAGACCAAAAATATTCATCATTGTATCTATCATACATTCTTTTCCATGATGAATCAAACACTGCATATGATGTACTATTGTATGTTGAAAAATATGTAGTTACTTTTGAAGCTGTTGGATTTACAACTGATGCTGCGTATGATGGAGAGCAGAATACTATACAGTCTTTTCTCACTTTAGCTACATTATCAATAACATATTTTTGGACTGTTTGTTGCAAAGTTTCATTTGCAGAACCTGATCCAAAATGATTACCAATTATTAATGATATATCAATTTCTTCAGCATCTTTGAATTTATCTATTGCTGCAGTATAATCATTTGCATCAATATCGTCACCTGATGATCCACCAGTTAAACCATATCTCCTTACACCCGCTATACTACAATTTGTTACAAATCTTACAAAATCTTTTTGATTTGATTGATAAATGCTTGTGCCAATAGTTGTTGTTTGTTCACTACTTGTTAATGCTGTAACTGCTGTTCCATTTGCTTGATCTTCAGTAAGAACATAAATCCAATTACTAGTATTATTAACTATAGTTTTGTAAAAGTTTTGACCACCATCAGCAGTTAAACCATTTCCTGCTTTTGAAAGTCCTTCAAATGTTTCTAATACTTCATAAGCTGCACCTGTTATTGTAGTATCAGTTGTATGAACTATTATGTGAACTTCATCATTAACATCAGAATCAAAGTTGTCTGATGACCATTGAGACTTACCTGGTTTTTTGTCAAAGTATGTTGACGCTTTTATTGTTCCACCGCTTACTAATGATGTATTGTTAAAGTCACTATCTGCTATTGAAGCATCAATTAAAATAACACCTATACCATTTCCTCTTTTACCTGGAAATCTAGCATATACTGAACCATTTGTAAGTGTACTTTCTTCTGCTATAAAGTCATCAAGGTTATTAAGTACTGCTGCAGTTGCTTGTCCTGCGCCTTGTTCTTGTTCTTCAATTGGAATAAAACTTAAACCAACTGTGGTTACTGCAGATGGATCTGTTGATGCTGGTGTTGTAAATGTCACTGTAGCATCATTTGATAATGAAGCTGAACCATCACTATCTATTGCTGCATCTGAAGCATTTCCTTCAGCGTTTATTGCATTCTTTAAAATGTTAGCAATATCACCTGCATTACTTATATTATCTGAATCTGTTACTCTAAATGTAAATGCTGAAGCACTTGTTACGGCTCCAATTGTAACTGTTTCAGTTTTATGTCCATCACCATCTGAGTCAGGAAAAGTGAATACCGGTGTTCCTGAAATTGTAATTGTTGTTTTGCCTGCTTCTAATGTGACAGATTCTGATGCAGCATTTCTAGCTCCATCTGTTAAAATTCTACATATTTGTATTGCATTTGCATATGATAAAAAATTTGCTGCTGAGTACCAATCTGTTCTGTTGCTTTCACCTGCAACAGTTGATACTACTGGGTTACCAAAAACCGATACTAATTGTTCTTCTGAACTAATCAGTGTAGGTTCTAAACATGGACCCCATTCAAAATTACCTGCAAATGCTCCAGTTGAGGTTGCAACTGCCGGAATTATATTTGTAAGATCCTTTTCTTGGACCTGTACACCTGGACTAACTTGGAACGCCATCTTATCGACTCCTTTTTGTAATTACAAAGATAAATTATCTGGTATATTTATATTATTCAAAATCTACCCTGTTGGAACAGTGTTTGTGAATACAGCATTATCTTCACCTCTTTCAACAACTGTTACTGTAAGAGTATAGCCTAACTCACTATATTTTTCTTTAAATGCATATTCGATACTGTTTCCTTCTCGTAATGCAAACACTTCCCAATATCTATTAGCTACTGGATGATCTATTATATTTATGTATAAAATTTGTAATACATTTGCATCTGTCATTCCTTTAGCAAATAAAACTGTATTGATTGTTACTGTTGCTCCATCACCAGCAATAACTCTCCATGTAACAGTGATGTTATCTTGTAATACATTATCACTATCAGTAGAGAATTGTAACAATCCAAGAGTTTCTGAATCTGTTGGTACTGGAGTAGCATCTGGTTGCGATGGTGTTACACCTACAGCTGCTTCTAATATTGCTAATCTTCTTCCTAAATCTTGCAACGCAGCAGTATCTGAATCTCTATCAGCCATTAAATTGTTGACTTTTAAATTTAATGCTATAATATCTGAATCTAAACCTAACTTATCTGTAAAGTGAGCAAAATCAGAATCTGTATCTAATCTTAATTGATCTACTTCGTTTCTTAAATCAGCAACTACTTTTAAATCTGAATCACCTATACCTGATATGCCAGATATCCTAGAGTTAAAAGATGCAAAATCAGAATCTAAATCAAGTCTTAATTGATCAACTTCATTTCTCAAATCGGCAACAACAGTTAAATCTGAATCACCAATACCTTCAATTGCATTTATTTTGGCTTGAAACGCAGCATGATCTGAATCTGCATCTAATCTTAAATTATCTATCTCTCTTGTGTGTCTTGATACAACAGCTTGATCAGATTCATTCATTGCATTAGGAACAAACTCATTTAATCCTAATGGACCTACATATCTAGCACCACTTATGTAAACAGACTTACCTGTAAATGATATACCATTAGGTAAATTTTCACCCATGAAGTGTAACACACCAGCTGAGTAATCAAAAAACCATTCATCATCATTACCTGAACCAGATGCAAAAACTTGATTACTTATATCTGCAGCGTTATCACTATCATTAGTATCATGAACATATACTTTTACTTGATATGTTGCACCAAACTCTGGTGTAATCCAATTAGTTGAATTTGTTAACCATGTTCTGTTAGTACTTGCAGTTCCATCAGAAACAGTTTGTACCAAATTATTTGAACCATATACTTTAACAAATTCAGTATCACTTGCAGGTATTGCTGCTGGAATTGATCCAGCTTTATTCCATGTCAAATCACCTCTTATAATTAATGGTGATGGAATGGATTCGTTTGTAGCTCCTTTTAAACTATCAGAGTCAGTTCTAGCAACTGCAAAACCAAGTTTTTTAAATAAAAAATCTACTTTTGATCTTAAACTTATTGCCATTAACTTATACTCAAACTAGTTACTGTATCATTAGCTGCTAGAGCTATTCTTAATAATATAACATTACCATCTGCATTTGTTCCGTTTTCTGTACCTAACGTAAAAGTGAATGATCCATTTAACGCACCACTGCCAATTACATCAGCTCCTGTTGATGCACATCCATTAGAACCATTACCACCTGATCCTGTATTTGCACCTGGAACACCAGCACCTGCATATTGTACACCACAATCTAACCAACCGTTTAATGATGATGCATTGTCAATTGTTGTACCAGGAGCTGCTATAAACATTCCATTTATACCTGTTGCTGAAACTATACTTACTGTAAAGTTTGCCATTGCTGATCTTCTAAAAGCCATTGTAAAATATTGTGTACCTGTATCACTTGATCTATCAGGACCTGCTGGTATGTAAGTACTATAATCAGTTACATCATGTTTTAAAACACCTAATCTAATTGTTGCTTCTTTTGTTCCTTCTACACCTGGATCAGTAGATTCTGTAAATGTTTCTGTAGTATAATAATTAAAACTTGAACCTCTTAAAGGTGGAGTATCAGCTGTTTGAGATAAAAACGCAGCTGACCTAACACCATTATCAGTAAACGTTGATCCTAAACTATTAGAAACACTTATTGATCCTTCATTAAAACCTGACTGTGAAGCAGTATGTACATTTATATTTGTAGTGTTTTGACTGTAAGATCCAACACCATTACAATTTCTTGCTCTAATTCTTATTCTATCTACTGTTCTTACAGATGAGGAAGTTATAGGAACACTTAATGTTCCAATAGCATATGCAGAAGATACTCCAGTATCAGCAATTGGTATACCACCACTTAACATAGTTGATGAACCATCTATATTTGCATAAGTATAATCTGTGTTTACAGTACCAGCAGATGATGTTCCTTCTTGATTAGTTCCTGTATCTATTTCTACAACATTAGATACATCAGAATAACATTGTCCAGTAAGATTTGATATTGTAATACCTGCAACATTTATTGTTGGTGAACCACTATTGAAATATGGTATTCCAGATATGTATCTAAATGTACCTGCATTGTTAACAGAAACTGTACCTGTATTAGATATTGATGGAGATGAAGTTATATCATCTCTAAGTACATGTACTATGTTTGTGTTACCTGTTGTTGAGTGTTCTAATCTTTGTGCATTTAAACCAACAGTATAACCTGTTATTGCTTTTGTTATTTTAGCATCAAATGTTTGATAAAAATTACTTGGATATGTTGATGATGAAATAGTATCATGTGCATCACCTTGTTGGGATACAACTAATGATGTAAATGTTCCTGTCTCACCAGAAGTAGTTGTAAATGTTTTTGCTCCATCTGCTGATGCATTAATAGAAGCTGTTAATGTTCCAGCGGCTCCGTTATATGAATTATTAACTGTACTTGTATCAATTGTTCCTGAAGTGTATCTTCTTGCAGTAGATTGATTTAAACTATCTCCTGCTGATAAAGTTGAAAATGAACCAGTGTTGTCTGCAAAACCTGAACAAAGTTTTGGATTAGTACCTTGAGCTGAATCTGATAAAGTTAAACTAAAAGTAGATAAGTTGTTTGGTGCAGCAGGTACTGCATTAATTGTAAACGTAATACTTTCTTTATCTGTTTGTGCAACACCTCCAGGTGTGCCTGAAGCAAACAATTGTGAAACATAATTACCATTTGATTCACCAGTATAATCATGATCTATTGTAGCACCTGTTGATCCAGCTGATGCACCATCTTCTGTCAATGAATCTGAATCTCCATCTCCCCAACTGTAAGTTAAATTTGTAGCGTTTTGTGAAGTGTTAGTAGCTCTTATTAATGCTCTATTAGCTCCAGTTAAGTCAGTAAAGTTATATAAATCTCTACTATTGTCTCCTGATTTATCTGAAACTGTTACTGCAGTAGCAGCATAATTAACTCTTAAGTCAGGTCTAACTGTAATTTGAAAAGGATCTGATTCAAAAGGTGACGAACTATGATTAGAAGTTATTTGTAACTTTCCAGTAAAGGTAACTGTATGACCATTAGCTTGATCAGAATCAGGTAAAGTATAAGTATGTGAAACTGCACTAGCACCTCTGTCTCCAGAAGATCCAGAACCAGCATTCACAGTTGTATTTGAAGTACCATCACCCCATACATAGACATATCTATTACCATAAGTTGAATATGAACCAACACCAGAACCACTATTATTTGTAGCTTGTATAACATGTCCACTAGTTGCTTCTTCGTTGACACCATCACTGTCATTTATACTTACTGAAGGTGTATGTGTATCATGTATGTTGAAAAAGTTATCTGAATCTGCTCTTGGAATATCAGCAGGGTTAGCAGTAGAATGAGAGTTTAAAGTCAAAGATATGTTAAATCTTCTATCAGTTTCTGTAACTGTATCGAATGTATATGGTAATCTTGATCCACCATTATTAACAGATCCACCAGGTTGATTATCAGCAGTTACTAAATGAACACCATCACTATCTCCAAAATTCCAATTATATGAAACAGTTGCGTTTGAAGTATTTGTTGTATTATTTTGTAAGTATATTGTTGCTCCATCATCCCATGATGTTATTGGAGAACCACCTGAAGAAGCTGCATATATAGCAAAAGATACATTAGGAGTTGCTGTGTAAACTATTACATAATTTTCTCTTTCTCTTATTGAAAAAGAACCAGCACCTTCTCCACTATTATTTCTTGCTACAACTTTAACTGTAAAAGGTGAACCTACATTTGAATTATAGGTATGTGAGGGAGTACTATCAGATATATCAGAATCGATTGTTCCATCACCCCAATAAACATCATATCTATTTGGTGTACCATCTGCTGTAGTTGTTAATGTAGTTGTAAATCCTGCACCTCCAACTAGATTATCTCCTACAAACTCTAAGTTTGCAACAGCTGTATTTTTTAAAATATTTCTTGAGGCTTCGTTTAATCTATCAATAGCATCAGCTACATTGTCACCATTTGCTATTGAAATAATTCCAGGTTCATCTGAAAATGAACCATCGCTTGGTCCTTGTAACTCAACTTCACTTGCTAAAGTTCCAGTTCCAGCATGTTCTCTAATCATGTTGAACACAACATCAGAGTCTACTTTAGCTGGATTTTCTGCTATAACACTTCTAACAAAATCAGAATCTACGTTACTGTTTACAACGTAAACACCTTCTCCTTCAGAGTTTACAGAAAAATTTACTTGTGTACCGGAACCTGATTCAATCCTTGTGACTAAAGGAATATTATCTGAATCGTATGCCATTATAAATCAACCTCATTTTATTACTACTAATTATTTATTAGTTGTAGAAGTTGATTCTTATGATGACTTGTTCAATACAACTACTGTTAATTCGTTACTGACCGCTGCTGGTTCAGCTAGTACAACTGATGTACCATTTGTTGCTGTATAGTCAGCAGATTCCATTCTAATACCGTTTAAGAAAACCATTATTTGGTTTTGTGTATATGCTAATGTGTTACCATTATTATCTGAACCTGAGAATGTTGTCTGTGCAGCTGATGCTGTGTACTCAAAGAATGAAAATGAATTCTTAAGACCTTGAATTATAGCACTGTCTGAATCTAGTCTTGTATGAGCTGCATCTGCTCTTGCTTGTGCAGCTGCTACTGCAGTATCTAATGCTTGTAGCTTTGCGTCATCAGAATCTAATCTTGTTTCTATTGCAGAAATGTTTGTATTGATATTTGTTATATCTGTATTTGTAGCTGCAATCTCTGCTGCTAAAGCTGTATTGACAGATTGAATCTTTGCATCATCAGAATCTAATCTACCTTTTAATGTATCAATTTGAGTTTGAACATTTTGTAATGCAACCGAATCTGAATCAAGGTTAGTTATTACTGAAGAGATTTTAGCATTCAATTGACTAATAATTAAATCTGAGTCTGCTAAGTTAACTAAACCAGCTGCTATTGCTGTGTCTAGTGCTTGTATTTTTGCATCATCAGAATCTAATCTAGATTTGATTGCTGATATATCTGTATTCGTAGAAGATATTTCTGATGCTAGATCTGTTCTTAGTGTTTGTATAACTGCACTGTCTGAATCTAGATCAGCTCTTAGAGCAGCAGTATCACCACCTACACTAGCTCCTAATGCTTGTATTGCTGTACTGTCAGAATCCAATCTTTGCTTTAAAGCTGCAATTGTGTTACTTAAGTCTGAATCGACCCCAGTTACTACAACTGATTGACCTACTATTAATTTGGCTAGTTCTCTACCTCTACTCATTGTTCAATCCCTTCTACTAAATTGATGTTATATTTATAAATTAAGATACGTTGTATCCTTGTTTATTGTTTTTTTATTTAAATTTTATTTTAACTGTCATGTAATATAGCAAATATTCCATTTAAAGCATTTCCAGTTCCATAAAGTATATCTGCAATTAAATCTCTAGCACCTCCACACGCTGTTCTACCAGAATCACTCATGTCTAATGTTTCTGTAAAAATCTTATGATTAGAACCAAAATTAGTTCTAAAAGTTGTTAATGGACCTCCTGTGTAATTGTTTGATGGTACGTCAGTTCCTTGTCCCCATAACTCACCACCAGTTTTATGATTTACTCCAGACCATGTAGATCCTGATCTAGTATAAAATCTAATCACACTTGTATTAGCTTGTAGGTTATCAGAATCATCATCTTGAGATGATAATACCATGCACACATTACCTTCTTTGTTTAATTTTACACCATCTAATCTATCAGTATGTAAATAATCTATTCCACAATTATCGTTACGAGGAACAATATCAGCTTGTTTATCCCAAGAATTAGTACTACTATTCCATTCATAAATTCTTACAATATGATTGGTTGTCCATGCTGTACTATTTGTATGATAAGCAGTTACTGCTAAATAGTTACCATCTCTACTCATGTCAATAGCAGCACCAAAATTAGCTTGTGGTCCTGGATTTCCTGATGCACTTCCATATTGTGTTCCTCCAGATGGAACTGACCATGTAGATCCGGATCTTAAAAATGTTGTAAAACCTCCAGTTTCAGAACCACTTGATAAACTAGTACTACTTGCTACAATTTTAGTTCCATCAGCATCCATAGAAATACCAAAATTACCTGGACGTGCATTAGTAGTGTTGAAACCTGAAGGTAAATCATCATGATTTATTTGTTGTTCTAAAGCAAAGGTAGTTCCTGTTCTTTTAACAATAGCAACAGCACCAGTTTGATCACTATTGGTATATCTTGGTACATAATATGCTATTCTATCAGTATCATCAGATACATCAAAATGTTTTGCTAAATTAGTATGAAATTGTGGACCAGATGTACCACTAATAGTTCCTGGATCACTTAAAATTCTAAAATGATTAAAGGATGCATAATTATTAACATCACTGTCATATGAATTATCAGAATCGTTTCTTCCAAGAACAAACATTACCATTTTTAGATGTTGAGAAGCTGTTGATATATTTCCTGCCGTATTTTGACTATGAGGAAAAACAATTTTTGTAGCTCCTTCACTTAACCATGGTTTCTTTTCCCCAAGAAACATGTTGTTAAAATTTGAAACTTCAAATTCAGCTCCTGAAGGGCCACCACTAGCAACAGGTACTGCTCCTATTTGTGTAACTAGATCCCATGAAGAATTATCTGTTTCATCACCTGAACCATTTTTATAAATGTGATATCCACCATAGTTTTGTGTAGAACCACTTAATAATGATCCACTATATGATATTCCTCTGCCTACTCTATTACCAACAGCTGCATATAATCCATCTCCAGAAAGTGCACCAGTAGCAGCATATCTGTAATTTGTACTTATAAGATTCTCAGCAAATATAGCTATTTTCATACCACCCCAATCTGGTGGTGGTACAGGTGGTGTATATGTTGACTTAACTGTTGCAGTTAATATACTTAACTGATGACCAACAGCTGCAGCTTCAGTTAATGTTACTGTAGTTCCATCAGTAGCTGTATAGTCTGTATTAGGATCTAGAATAACACCATTTAAAAATACTTGTATTGCACCAGATGTATAACTAAGAGTTGCAGAGTTATCATCTGATCCAGTGAATGCTGTTTGTCCAGCAGTTGCAGTATAAAAATAATTTGTATATGAAAGACTTAAACTTCTTACAGACAAGATTTCAGAATCAAGTTCATCTCTCAATGAAGCAACTACTTTCAAATCCGAATCAGTAAGTCCTTCACCTGTAGATTGAACTGCAAGAGTGTTAGCAGCTTGAATAGCGGCATCATCAGAATCCAATCTTGTTTTTATGTTAGATAGATTTGTACTTAAGTCAGAATCAACACCAGTGACTTTGACCTCAGTTCCAACAATTAACTTTGCTACTTTTCTTGCATTACTCATT